ATGGCGAAACGAAAGTATAAGCGTCTGCATTACGAGGACAGGCAGACTATAGAGGCTATGAGTAAACAGGGTAGCAGCGTAAAGGATATTGCAGCAGCGTTAGGTACACACAGGGACACGATCTATAGAGAGTTTAAACGCTGTGGGACTACGCAGGAAACATACACGGCAGCCAGAGGGCAGCAGACTTTATAACAAAAGAGAGGCAAAGAATGGAGAAACTTGAAAAACAAGCAATAGAGTTATTGCAAATGATGTGCGGTAGCACGGGCTGTGTAATTTCAGATAGCGGTGGAAAAGACAGTAGTGTATTAAAACACATTACGTTAAAGGCGCATGAAATATATGGACTGCCATTTAGCGTAAGACATAACCATACAACAGTAGACGCACCAGAAACCGTATATTTTGTACGGGATGAAAAAAAGAAATATGAAAGTATGGGGATAAAATACGAGATCCATTACCCAGCACAAAGTATGTGGCAGCTAATAGTAGCGCATAAAACACCACCAACAAGACTTATGCGTTATTGCTGCGCAGACTTGAAAGAAAATACAGGAATGGGCGAAAAACTGGTAACTGGGGTGCGAAAAGCAGAAAGCAGGAATAGAAAAGAAAATCAAGGAGCAGTTACATTTACTAAACCTAAAAGAGAATTGCTTAATAAAATCAAAGGAAATGAAAATTTTTACATTAACAGACAGGGCGGTGTAGTAACTCTAAATTTAGATAATTCAGAAACGAGAAGAATTGTAGAGAATTGTTACAGAACCAATAAAACACTTATAAATCCTCTGATCGACTGGCAGGATGATTTTCTTTATTGGTATATCGGCAAAGAGAATATACAACTAAATCCACTATACGGGTGCGGCTGGGGGCGGGTGGGTTGTATAGGCTGCCCAATGGCTGGAAAAAACAGGTGGGCTGAGTTTGAGAGATACCCTAAATATAAAGAGGCTTATATAAGAGCTTTCGACAAAATGCTTATAGAAAGAGAAAAGAGCGGTTTAAAAACTATGGATATATGGGCGACAGGAAAGAAAGTCTTTAAATGGTGGATGGAAGATGAAAATTTAGACGGACAGTTAGCTTTTGATATGGGCGGGAATATTTACGAGGAATATTTATAGGCGGCAGCAGCCGCCACGAGTGCCGTTAGTTCAGTTGGTTAGAGCAGCCGCCTCATAAGCGGCAAGTCGTGGGTTCAAGTCCCACACGGCGCATTGCGTAGCAGGCATGGCGAGCCTGCGGCAGAGGGCAGCAGGCTAATAGCTGCAATCTGTATACCGTGGAAAAATAGCGGCGGTCATACCAGCCAGAAAGTATGTGGACAGTCAACAGGTTTTTAGTTGCTTTTTAATGCGAAAAGCAGCCCGCACGGTAAAACCAAACGCCAGAACAGGAGAGCGGCACACATGGAAAGACAGAGAGCGCCGCCGAAAGGAAGAGAGGCAGAGAATGGCAGCAGAGGCATTGATAGTAGAGGTCGCATACCAGAGAGGCTATGCAGATGCCATAGCAGATATGCGAAAGAAAAAAGAACAGAGGCGGCAGCGGGAGCAGGCAAAGAAAGCCCGCCGCTGGTATTTCATTAAGCAGAAAGCCTACGGGCTTGCAATGCTGGCAGTTACCGTGCTGGCAGTATGGGCGACAGAGGGCGACATAACAATAGCGGTTATTACCGTACCGCTGGGGCTTATGTGCCTTTTCAGTAAAAAAATGCTGATAGTAGACAACTACTATTTTGAGGCAGAAAAGGGGCAAACATGGGAATAACAAGGACGGTAACAACACAGGTATATTGCGACGTATGCGGCAAGTGGGTAATTGGCTGGGAAAGCGAGGAAACAGGAGTAAGCAGAGAGTGGGCTAAGTACCATGCAAGGCGTAAGGGCTGCACAGCCGGACAAAAGGTTATATGCAAAGAGTGCCGGATAAAGCAGCGTATTAAAAAATGCAGTTTGCAGAAAAAATGGGGCGCAGCTGGAATGGACGGCGGCGCTTGTCTGGGATTTACACACGACGGGGACGACGAGCCTATAGAACGCTGCAAGCGTTGCATAGCCTGCACAAGTTTTGACTGGGAAGAGGAAAAAGAAAGGCTGAAACTATGAGAAAACAGAAACGACAGACAGTTAAAAAACTGATACAGTGCGTAGCCATTATAGCAGCAGGCGTGCTGGCAATCATTTTGTTTATGTGGGTTATCTGGTACAGAGGAAAGAACAGCGAGCCAGTGACGGACGAACAGGTAGCAGCGCAGATGCAGCAGGCAGAGCCGCTGGTAATTGAAACGCCAGAGGCAGCCACAGAGGGCAGTATAAGAGTATACGACTATGACGGCTGCTGTATTTATTCCTACTACGGTAAAATTCGGATAAACAACGACGGTAAGAACGGCAAGGACATTGACGTAGAGGCAATAGGCTACTTAGAGGGCTACCAAGAGCATAAGGACGAAAGCGAGGCAGGCAATGAGTGAGGTATACATACGCAGCCAGAATAAAGAAAAGCTGTATAGACTGGGCGGTAATTACGCCTGCGTAGAGTACGGAGAGTACGAGGACGTAAAGAAAAAGAGAGGCGGCGCAGAGGCAGACAAAAAGCGCCACGTAATTTGCATAAGTGACGGGTGTTTAGAGGAAATCGGAGAGTATGCCACAAAAGAGCGCTGCTTAGAGGTTCTGGACGAGATACAGAAAGCGTGCGTAAGCTATCTGTTTACGGCTGGCGGTGCAGCCATAGTAAGGGACGGCATGGACGTACAGCCGTTTGCAGCAGTAATACCGAGGCTGTACGAAATGCCGGAGAAGTAGGAGAGGCAGACAGTGACAGTAAAGGAATTTATAGGCACGCTGGAGAGTTCAGACCGACTGCGCATTATCGAGGGCGGGGCAGACGTTTACGTAGGGTATCTGGCAGCGTTCAAACCGTTTGCAGACCATGAGATAAGCGAGGAATACCGAAAATACAGCGAGCATGAGGTAAAGAAATTTAGGGCAGTGCCAGAGATAACGCACAGACGCTGGGAAGAGCTGGGGCTTATGAAACCATTAGAGCCAGACCAGACAGCACAGTATAAGTTTAGTGATTTGCAGATGTCGCTTTACTACACCATTTACATATAAGAAAGGAAAGGGCAGGAAGTATGACAAAGAAAAAGCCAGATTTTTTACGGGATTTAGATACTGCAATCATGGACGAGCTTACAGGTGGCGGTATCAAGGGAAATGCAGCGGGACTGGTAGGAACGCTTACACAAATTAAAGAAATTAAGCAGCTATGCGGGCTGCCGTTTTGTGGTTATATGGCAAAGCTGGAAACGGTAAGACCAAGCGGCGTGCCGGACGAGGTAACGGTAGTATTTGCAGAGGACGTACCATACAGGGCTTGCAGCGGCATAGAATTTGACGTTATGCAGGAATTTGTAGAGGGCAGCAGGCTTTTACTGACAGGCAAGGCACAGACGCTTAAGGACTTCCAGAGCGGTAGACTGCTGGTATATATTCTGGCAGATTTTGTGGCGGTATCAGAAAAGGCAGTAGAGCAGGACGAGGTAGCAGTAAGAGGCGTTATAGCGAATAAGCCAACACACAGAGAAACGCCAAGAGGCAAGCGTATTACTGATCTTGCAGTAAGGGTAAGAAATGAGCTTACAGGCAGCAACTGCTATTTACCGTGCATCTGCTGGCAGGAACAGGCAGACGAGGCGGCGCAGTGGCAGCAGGGCGACACTGTAGAGCTGCTGGGACGGTATCAGAGCCGCCAGTATGAAAAGGTGCTTGACGCAGCCACAGGAGAAAGAGAACAGCGCACAGCTTACGAGGTATCGGTACGGCTGATTAGAAGAAAGGAAGAGGCAGAAAATGAGTGTTGAACATATCGGCAAGGGTTATGTAAAAATCTGCGTGAGTGAGGAAGAGTTAGAGAACAGCATAGCTGGGCTTAGCCAGTTAAAACCTATTTTGCAAGCGCAGGCAATGAAAGGGAACGGAAGAAACACAAAGCAGGGGCTTATTGACGCAGCAGAGCTGGGAAAACATTTTGATACAGCGATAGATGCAATGACTATGCTTTTGGCTGGGTTTAAGGAAGAAAGCGAGGCACAGAATGAAGAGTAAAACAATTTTAGGAGCAGACGGCGCAACAAAAATGCAGCAGATTACAGTAGGGATACACGGAAAGGGCGGCGAGGCAGGAATAAAGGCAATACAGCAGCTTGTAGGCATGGTGGATAGCTTAAAGCAATGCCAGACACCACAGGAAGTATACGACAGATATTTACAGATTACGGGGTACTGTAAATGCTGCGTTGATTGTAATTTTATAGACCAAAAGGGAGCAGACGAGCTGATGTGCTTAGCAGCATATCTGGCAGGAAATGAACAGGCACGGGCAGAGGCACAACAGAAAGCGGGTAAAAAGGCATGAGAAAGGTTTATATATGCAGCCCATACAGGGCGAAAGACGGCGCAGAGCTGGACAGAAACATAGATTATGCGCAGCAACTGACACGGCAGGCATTAGAGGCGGGCTTAGCGCCTATTACGCCGCATTTATATATGACGCAGTGCATGGACGATAAAAAGCCGGAAGAGCGGGCAAGGGGCATGGCTGCGGGGCTTGCGCTGCTGAAAGGTTGCGATTTTGTTATTGTCGGCGTGAAATACGGCATAACAGAGGGAATGGACAGAGAAATACATACAGCAAATATGCTGGGGATTACGGTTATAGATGCAAACCAGATTAAGCAGCATCTGGAATATGAGGAAAAGCGACAGGAGAGGGCGGCGAGCGATTACGCAAAGCTGCATAGCTGCGAGTTTTGTAGTGGCAGCAAATTATATAGCTGCACGGGCTACGATTGCAGAGATCCGTACAGACGGGCTTATGAGCATGCCTTAAGCCGCATAAGAGAGCGGCAGGAAACATGAAAAAATAAAAGCGCCTACGGTGGGGAAACACCATAGGCGCTAAGCTATACAGCTTTGAAATACTATAAAAATTATAAGCTATGTATGGCGCAAAGTCAAGAAAATTAACGGGCGGGCAGCCCGTTTTAACACTTGATAAAAGTATTAACGAACCGACAGAGAGGTAGATATATGCCATACGTAGAGAGGGTAACAAAAGCGGGGAATACGATAGAGATAGAGAGGTACTTTACCAGCAGATACAAAAAGAAAGGTATCAGCAGAGGGGATAAGGTAAAGCCAACAAAAGAAGAGCAGGAGAAAGTAAACACCAGACAGGCAGAGAGAAAGTTAAGGATACTCATAAATGCGAACTATGGATATGGGGACTACCATTTAGTGCTTGATTATATCCGCAGGAAAGGAGAACCAGACAGAACGCCGGAGCAGATGCGGCAGGACATAGATGTATTTTTGAGGGAGTGCAGAAAGGAGTACAGAAAAGCAGGGTTAGAGTTCAAATACATACACGTTATGGAGATAGGCAAGAAAGGTGCGAGGCATCACCACCTTGTAGTAAATAAAATTGACACAGAGATTTTACAACGCTGCTGGTATAAGGCATACGAGGGGCATAACAGGGTTAAGGTATTCCCTCTGGACGATAGCGGCAACTATGCAGAATTGGCAAGCTATTTAATTAAATACACAGGAACGCATAAAAAGGGTACTGACGGAGCATTACAGGGCAAGCGCTGGAATTGCAGCAAGAATTTAGTGAGACCAGAGCCAGAGTATCACATAATTTCAGACCGTGAGTATTTCAAGAAAGAGCCAAAGGCAATAAAGGGCTATTACGTGGACAAGAACAGCGTGAGCATGGGCGTACATAGCCCAGAGTATTACGGCTATGGGTATTTAAGATACACCTTAGTAAAAATAACGGATAGGGGGGGATGAAATGCAAAGCATGATAGAAAAAATTAAATACTGGTTATTCCAGAAAGACAAGGACTGTAAGCGCTGCTGCCTGCGGTGCAGATACTACGATATATGCCGCTGGGACGTACTGGGAAATGTAGGACTACAAAGCGAGGAAACAATAACGCTTTTGGCGATAGAAAACAGCAAGCCGCATAAGGACGGGCTGCTTTTTAGAATTTGCCAGTATGTAGAATTTAAGCAGAAAGCGAGGCGAGAAAATGAGAAACTTTAGACTGGACGACGAAAGCGGGCATCAAGAGGCATTATTTAACTGGGCTGCATACAGAACAGGGCTTATGCCGGAACTTGAATATATGTATCATGTGCCAAACGGCGGCAAACGTGATGCAGCAACAGCAGTGGCGCTTAAAAGGCAGGGCGTAAAGGCTGGCGTGCCGGATATTATGCTACCAGCTGCACGGGCTGGGTATCACGGGCTTTACATAGAGCTTAAGGCAGGCAAGAACACGACGACCAAGAAACAGAAAGAGTGGTTAGAGTATCTGCGGCAGCAGGGCTATTATACCGCTGTCTGCTACGGCTGGCAGCCAGCAGCGCAGCTGATAGAGCAGTATTTATTACATTCAGACGAGCTTACAAAAGAGCAGAAAACAGTAACCATGCGTTAGAGGCGACGCAGGAAAGAGAGGCAAAGAATGAAAACAATAAGCATTTTGAACTTAAAGGGTGGCGTAGCCAAGACCTTTACAGCGGCAAACATGGCGTATGAACTTTACAGGCGAGGCTATAGGGTGCTACTGATCGACAACGACAAGCAGGGAAACTTAAGCAAGGCGTACAGCAGATATGATGCAGAGAATGTAGCGCCAGTTACAAAACTGCTGGCTGGGGATTGGGAAAATGCAGACGATCTGATACAGCATACAGAGTATGAGGGTATCGACATTGTAACGGCGAATATGTCACTATTTGGGGCTACGTGGAATTTAACCAAAGAGGACAGCGAAAACCAGATAGAGAGATACAAAGCGCTGGTATATGCAAAGGCGCAGCATTACGGAGATTGCACCATATACGGCAAGTATGATTACTGCATCATTGATAACCCGCCAGATATTGGGCTTAATGTTGTAAATGCGCTGGCAATCACAGACGAGGTAATAGTACCTGTAAAGGTGGACGAGGACGCTTTAGAGGGGCTGGACATTGTAACAGAGCAGATAGAGGACGCAAAGGCATTTAACCCAGCATTAAAGCTGGCAGGCGTTTTGATCACGTCATACCAGAACACAGACGGAGAGGCAGCAGGCGTAGAATGGCTGGAACAAAAGACAGATTTTAATATTTTGGGTATTATTCGGTATTCCAAGAAAGTAGCAGAAAATACTTTCATGCGTAAGCCGATTTATGAGTATAGCCCATGCTGCGGAGCGGCGCAGGGGTACAAGAAATTTGTAACAGCGTATACAGGGAAAGCGAGGTAGCAAGCGTGGCACATAAAGAGAGATTATGCGCTTACTGGCATTGCAGCAGGACTGGCGGTACGGAGTGCTGGAACTGGGGCAGCAGATATGCAGGGAAGAAATGCCCGCAAAGCGACGCTTGCGAGCATTGGAGAACGTGCGAAATGTGCAACGGAGTAATGGGACAGTGTAAGAAAAAACAAAGGATTGAGAAAGCGAGGTAGAGAATATGGCAAAGTTTGGTATTAACGACATTCTGAACGCAAAGACGAAAGCAGCAGGGCAGCAGGCGCAGACAGAGGGGTACAAAGAAATCTATTTAAGCCCTTACGAGGTAAAAGCAGCGCAGGAGAATACACACCAGAAATTAGAGAACATAGAAGAGCTGGCAGACAGCTTTTTACACGTAGGACAGGAGCAGCCTACAGTATTGGCGAGAGTAAACGGGGAATACCGTATAATCGACGGACACAGACGTAATGCGGCAAATATTTTAAACTTAGAGCGGGGGCATAAGGAGTATGAGAAAGTGCTTTACCGCTTTATGGATATGAGCGAGGCAATGTATGAGCTACGCTTATTGGCTGGCAACGGATATACGCAGGAGCTTACAGCCTATGAAAAAACCAGATTAGTAGAGCGTACCAAAGCGGCGCTTATCAGAGCCAAGGAAGAGGACGGCTTAGAGATACAGGGCAAAATGCGTGATTTAGTGGCGGCTATGATAAATGAGAGCAGCACAAACGTAGCCAGAATGGACGCAATTAACAACAATGCCACGCCGGAGATTAAAGAGCAGCTGAAAGAGGGCAATTTAGGCATCACTGCTGCATACGAGGCAGCCAAGCTGGACGAGGACGAGCAGAAAGAAATAGCGGAAAAAGCAGCAGCGGGCGAAAATGTGAGGGCAAAGGAAATAGCGGAAAAGGTAGCAGAGAAAAAGGCAGGGGACGATTACGAAACACCGCACCCAGAAAGCATAACGTCTTTGTGCTATTCCTGCCAGAAATACAAGGACTGCAACGTAAAAACGGGAACGTGCCAGAAATGCGACCAGTACATAAACAAGGCAGAGGCTGAAAAGACGGACGAACAGCGGTACAGCGAAGAGCAGGACGCTATAGACCGCCAGACAAAGAAGAAATTGCAGGAGCGGGCAGACACAGAAAAAATGGAGCATCTGCCAAGCGAGGGAGACACAGAGCATAAGCAGCATGAGATAAAAATAGTGGCATCTTATTACGAGGACGTAGTAAGCGGGAAAAAGAGCTTTGAGCTGCGGAAGAATGACAGAGGCTATAAACAGGGCGACAGCCTTAAAATGCTGGAATTTAAGGACGGTAAGCATACAGGGCGCACGATTGACGCAGATATTATTTATATGCTGGAAGATTATACAGGGCTTACAGAGGGCTACTGTATTCTGGGTATCAGAGTAACAGACTATACGGGTAAGGTGTCCGAAACGGACACAGAAAGCGGGGCGGTAAATGTTTGAGTTTATGGACGGCGTAGTAGATGCGCTGGAAGAAACGGGAAAGGTAGTAGCAGACGGGGTGGTATATTGCCTGATATGCGTAGCTAAACTGGCGTTGATAATAACAGCGCCAGTATGGGTGCTACCGTATACGATATGGAGAAAGGGGCGTAAGCAGTGAAATACAGACAGTGGAAAAAGAACTATAAGAAAAAGCATGGAGTAAACCCGCCGTTAGAGCTGGACAAGCGAAAACAGCGCAGGCTTGCAAGAAAAATGGCAAGACAGATAAATAAAACCTTGCCAACAGCAGCAGAAACATTGACGGCAGCTATTAACCGCTGGACGCAGAGTATAAAGCCAGCACTGGCGACATTATGCGAGAACGTAGCAGCGGCGTTTAGCAATATGGCAGCAGGATTGAGAGAAGAAAGCGAGGCGGTAGAAAATGACTAATATTTTACTGGGAATTATAGCACTGGAATTGCTGGCTATATTTTCAAAGCTGGACAAACTGGAAGAGAGGGGCAGAGAGAATGAATAACGTATCACTTACAGGGCGGCTTACAAGAGAGCCAGAGCTTAGATATGGCGGGCAGGACAATAGCACAGCTATTACCCGCTTTACGCTTGCGGTAGACGACGGGGAAGATACAGATTTTATAAATATTAAGTGTTTCGGACGTACTGCGGAATGGGCGCAGAAATGGTTAAGCAAAGGCAGCAGGGCAGAGGTTACTGGTAAGATTAAAACAGGCAGCTACGAGAGCCAGCGCACGGGCAGTAAGGTATATTACACAGAGGTTGTGGCAAATAGAGTAGGATTTGGAGAGAGCAAAGCAGAGGCAGAGGCGAGAGGGCAGCAGCTGCCGGAGAGTGACGGGTTTATGAATATCCCAGAGGGAGCAGACGAAGAGCTGCCGTTTAATTAACAGAAAGCGAGGTACAGAACATGGAGCAGGAAGAAACAAAGACAATGGCGGCGGCAGGGGCAGAAATACCGCCAGAGGCTGAAAGCTGGGTACAGCTGCACGAAAGCGAATTAACAGAGCTGATGCAGAAACAGGCAAAGGCTGCAATAACGGAACTGAAAAGACAAGAAAAGCAGGAGCAGAAGAAAGAGAAATACCACAACACTTTTACGCTTATGAAATGTTACCGTGATGCAGTTTTCCATATCGAGAACGCCATAAGTGACGGGCAGCAGTTAGAGCTTAAGGGCATGACGGACGAGCAGCAGCGTACATACTTAGAGAGTATCAGACGCACACGCTTTAAGACATTGATAATGACAGCGCATATAGACAAAGCGGTAGAAGAGATAGAGCGCCGCAGAGAGGCAGCAGGCAGAGGCGTAGAGTACAAGGCTTTTGAAATGTATTTCATGCAGGGTATGGACTATGCGGAAATTGCAGAGCAGCTGGACACAGGAAAGAATACACCGAGGCGCTGGGTAACAGGTATCATAAATGAGCTGTCAGTATTATTGTGGGGCATTGATGAAGAGAGGGTAAAGTAAGTGTTTAAAAAAATAAAGGAACGGATAAAAAGAAAGCGGGAAACAGCGAGAGAACAGCAGGCGGCAGACAGGTTGATAAAGCATATAGAGCAGGCGTTAGGATTTGAGCTTTACGAGTGGCAGAGGCTATATATAATAACTGGGATATGGCAGCCGCCAGAGGGACGGCTACACGGAAGAACGACAGCATATATATTGCGGCTATTATTAGATCAGAGTAAGCCACTGCTGCTATATGAGTTTTCACAGGTGGCAGCGTATGCAGATAACCCATTTATGGGGCGGCAATATCAGCCAGTACCCATGCAGTATGTAGGCTGGTTTAGGCATGAGATAAGGAGCATATACGAGCAGCTAAGAGCAGCAGGCGTGCCAGTAAGAGAAATGATAACAGAGCAGCAGCGGGTAATATCGTGGTAAAAACGTGGTGTTTACATGGGAAAACAAAAGAGATACAATGGTAGCATGAAATGAGTAGGCGATAGCTTAAGCCATGTGCGGCAGCAGTTACCTACTCTTTTTCCATTCATTCTTTAGCCTCCACCCAGCGCATGAAACTTAGGGCGCTGGGGAATGAAGAAAGAGAGGGGACAGTATGAAAGCATGGGCTAAGAGTTTTTATTTATCAGCGGCATGGGAAAAAACCAGAGCCGCTTATTTAATGTCACAAGATTATATTTGTGAACGCTGCGGGCAGCCTGCAAAGATAGTGCATCATAAGCGCTGGCTTAACAGAGAGAACATAAACGACATAAGCGTTACGTTGTGCTGGGATAACTTAGAGGCGTTGTGCCAAGACTGCCACAACAAGGAACACCACAAACAGGAGAGGCATAAGCGGTATCGGTTCGACGAGAACGGCGGCATACTCCCCCCATATCAGAAAAATAATTAAAGGGGGCGAATACCGAGGGGGATACCCTAAAATTACCCTACGGGCGTGCGCACGGGTGGTGTAGGGGGTGTGGTGCGGCGCAGGAATGGAAAGCGGGGTAAAGGAATGGCAACAAAGAAAGAGAAAACCAAAGAACAGAGGATAAAGACCGAAAAGACCAGACTTAAGGGAATTTTTAAGGACTTAGACGAAAACAAAAGAAAATTAGTAACGCCGCTGATAGAAAAGGCTGCATTTATGAGCATTGAGCTGGACGACTTGCAGGCGAAACTTGAAAAAGACGGCTGGACGAGTGAGTACCAGAACGGGCAGAACCAGTGGGGAACAAAGAAAAGCCCAGAGGCAGAAACCTACATAGCGCTTAGTAAGAACTATGCAGCAGTGATTAAGCAGCTTACGGAATTAGTACCAGCTGCGAAACGAAAGACAAGCAGGCTGGCGGCTTTGCGGGAAGAGTAAGCAATATTGCCGCCTTATCGAAATTATATCTATGAGTACCACGCAAAGATTACAAGCGGCGAAATCATAGCGGGAAAATGGATAAAGAAAATATACGAAATCATTATAAACGGGCTGCAAAAGCAGGAGTATTTTTTTAATGCAAAGGCTGCGAATAAGGCTATACGGTTCATAGAGAACTTTTGTCACCACAGCAAGGGACGTAATGATTTAATCAAGTTGGAGCTATGGCAGAAAGCCATAGTTTCTGTTATTTTTGGCATACAGGACGCAGAAAAAATACGTATTTTCCGTGAAATTTTTATTGTAATTGGCAGAAAAAACGGAAAAAGTTTATTTGCATCTGCGATTATTGCATATATGGCGTACTTAGAGCCAGAGTATGGACAAGAAATATACTGCTTAGCGCCGAAATTAGACCAAGCGGCGCTGGTGTATGACGGATTTTATCAAATGGTACAGGCAGAGGACGAGTTAGCGGAGCTGGCAAAGAAACGGCGCAGCGATATTTATATTGCGGAGAGCAACACGGTAATAAAACCGATTGCTTTTAATGCCAAGAAGTCAGACGGATTTAACCCGCAGCTTGTGGTATGTGATGAAATGGCAGCATGGAGCGGGGAC